ATTTGATTATTATCAAATTGACTCATCAATTGTTGCAATTGATATTGTACAGTTGCTTCTTGAGGAGTGTTCATTGTTTCAGCACTAGCAGCATTAAATCCACCTACACTTGCTAAATTTGCTGCAGTAACTTGCTCTGAAGCAGATAAAACTCTAGTAGGTGCAGTTGCTTGTGCCGCAATACCTTGAGAAGCAGTTGCCAGAGCTTGTTGACTTACAGTTCCTTGAGGTGCTGTTATAGCTCCTTGAGATAAACTACCTAATTGTGCATTAGCTTCAGCTACAGAATTTTGTACAGTTGTTGCTGAGTAAGTTCCTGCACTTGGTGCAGTAGGTGTAGTAACATCTATATTAGTAGTTCCTACTTGAGTTGCGGTTGTACTTGGGGCTGTACCTAGTGTTTTTCCTGTTGCAGTTTCTAAAGTATCTGTAGATGTTGTTGCAGGAGTATAAGTTAACTCTGTACCAGATGGTAAAGAAGTAGGATTTAGATTCATAGATGGTTGACCTGTTGCAGGGTCAATACCTACTCCAGTTTGTGCCAATGTCTTTTTTAAAATTGGCTCGTGCCTCTCCTCTAAAGTAGATGGTGCATTTATGCCAAGAATAGTTGGGTTCTCTACAGTCTCTCCTGTTCTATATTTTTTCTTTTTAGTTACCATTATTTTCCTTGCCTATTATATTTCTTCCATGATTTTAATTTATGTTTATTCTTAGGTTTACTCCTTGTCGAATTACCTATACTTGTTCTTTTTCGTACTGGTGTAAAATATGTGTTATTAGCCATTATCTCGCTGTTGTTGGTACACCTTCTGATGATACAAATGGGCTTTCTGCAAATGCCATGTAGATATGAGTATCTCCATCTCCGTTTTGAGTACCTCCTGCGTATCGTTGTTTAAATCCATTAGAAAGAATGTCTATGTTAACATCACTTCCAGTATCATATTCAGCCGCATTAGTATTAGCAATTAATTGATGTGTTGCACCATTACTAGGGTCTCTTTTTGTATCATGCATATACCAAGAACCTGTTGACCCACTTTCTTTTGTAATTACTAAAGCAGGTTTAAATCCTGTATAGACAAATGTACCATCTGCATTACCGTTACCTGTGTAGCTACCAAATTTAGAATATCCTTGTATAGGGGCAAAAACATATGCTATCGTTGCCTTACCATCATCATTTACTCCGCCTGATGCACCAAATGTGCAAACGGAAGATGTTGGCGTTGTATCATTCCATCTATTTGTATCATCTGCATCAGCACCTGTAGTATTTATTCTCATACCACCATCATTACCTGTTGAAACATGATAAACAAACCAATCATCACCATCGCTACTTCTATCTTTACAAATCATTACTTCTGGTACTGCACCTAATCCGTGAGCTACAGTTCCTACCGCACCTGTTCCTGTATAATCAAGAATAGAAAATCCCGCTGTGGTATTTACTTGATAACTCCCACCGGGATTATTTCCACTCTCTGTAAATGTTGTTTTTGTTCCACCATTAGCTTTCCATTGCCAAGCTACATAAGTTCCACCACTTCCATCAACTCCATCATCATCACCTACTGTAAAGCCATCAGAACTAAAAGCTGTTAATCCAGCAGCTTGAGTTTGTTCTGCATCAGTACCGTCTGAATGAAGTAATTTTGTCGTACCTCTGGAGCTATCATAAAGATTATGTGACCTAGCTGTACCACCAGCCCTTTTTTTAATCCATACAAAATCTGGTTGTAAATCTGAATTACCACCATTTGTTATAGCTTGACCAGAACCCGAACCAGACCATAAAACTATCTGAAAATGTGCTGATGGGTCGTCTATTGTTGTATAAGCCATATTATCCGTACTCCGCTAAATTTTTTGTGCATAGCGCATAATACCCGCTTGGTACCGCATACTCGAAATTCCCATAACCATTAGCGTCTGCGTTACCACTTGATATTGAGTCATCTCCTCCGGGGTTACCAAAATTTATATAAAAAGTATTAGCCAAAGAACCATTTACACTAACTGCTAAAGGGGCATTACTTGGTAAATCTGTTGTAACTGCTGTTGCATTAGAAAAATCAGTATCATCAAAAGCACTTCCAGTATACCAATTACCATTTGCTGAAACATATAAATCATTATTATCAATATCTACAGCAAATCCATATTTCGCTGTCACTAAATTTACTGAATTTTGTAATGTTGAACCATTTGAAGCATCTTGTGCAAAAGTAATATTGTAATTTGCATTTGCTTCTATTAAAACAGCACAAGATTCATTAACAGGAAAATTATATAAATCAGTTCCAGAAGGCCAAATATCTAAATTTACAACTCCTACTTGTGTATTTTGTGAGCCAGTATTTTCATATTCAAAATACCATTTTCCATTTGAAGGTGCTATTGTGCTAACAGCAGTAAAAGAACTGCCAGAACTTGTTCTTATACCTTCAACATTGCCCTCTGATAAAGTAGCATTTACAGCACTTAAAGGATTCATCGTAGCAAAATTATTGCTAGGCGTATCTGTTGTAATATCTGTTGCGGCTAGGTTAGTTACTGCCATATGATGGTCATTACCACTTGTATCTGCACCTATACCACTTGAATTTTGACTTGTGCCTGTTTCTTGAAACTCTAATTTAAAACCATTATTTCCAAAACTACCTGTATATTTTATAGGAATCCAAACGCCATTATCATTTGTTTCACCAAAATCACTCGCCGCTTTAGCATCCCCATCTATAAAATATAAATCTGATAAATACCCATCAAAATACTGTGAGCTTGAATCAACAAATTTTCCTACAAAATGGTCTATGTTATTTGCCCCTACTCTGTCATTATCTGTATTTTGTGCAGGAATATTACTTGAAGAGGCAAAACTTGTTACTCTTTCACCATTAACATATAATTTAATTCTATCTCCTTCTGTACCATCTGTAAAATCAATAATATATACTACATGATACCAAGCGGAAACATCTCTATACTTCGCATTAGTTTTTAAATTTGTTGCTGTGTTATCGGCCGCACCAAGAGAATTTGATGAATAAAGTTGTAATTCATCACCATCAGTAAAATTTATTTGAACGTATTCACCTCCACTTGATTCTCCTGCGGAAAAAATACATCTATGTGCCCCTAGACCAGAACTTAATTTTGCCCAAAAAGAAACAGTCCATTTTTTTGCATTGCTTGATGAACTTCCTAAACTAGCAATAGTCATAGAAGGACTATCGCCATCATTAAAACGAACAGAATTTTCTATCTCATAACCCGCGGCTGAATTTGCTCCACCTACTAAAAAAACCATGTATTACTCCTTAACTGGAAATTCGCCTAGTGGTCTTGTTATGCTCCCATCACCTTGTTCTGTGTAAGTAAACAAAGCGGCTAACGCATCTACATCACTGGCATTATCTATTTGTGTTTGCATGGAGTTACATTTAGTTCTGACACTTGCTCTCCAAGTTTTCCAACCACTATCCATTGTTCCCCCAGTTTCAGTCGCCTTTACTACTCGCCAATCAGAAGGTGCAAGTATTCCTGCACATTGTCTATCTATTAATTCTTTTTTTATATATTTTAATCCTCTAGTAATAATTTGATTTCCATCACTGTCATTCATAGGGTCATTAGCTGACGTACCATCTGGTGCTCTTCCTTCATCTATAGCGTTTTGTGTCCAAACTTCACTAACATCTGCTATTGCTCTAGCTGTAGCTGTGCCATATGTTGCTTTTACTTTACCACCAGAAAATGCATAAGTAATATTAGTATTAATATACCACTCTTCATCTTTTTTATTCGTGTTATCTATCTCTACTGTATAGATTCCTATGGCGTTTCTCTCTGCTTCTGTCCATAAAGTATAGATTGCCGCAGGGTATTTTACATCACCAATTTGAATACTTTTATTGCCTTTTGGCATTTGTGTTATTGAACCACTTTCTACTAATGCAAACATATTACTCCTATGATAATGTTAAGTTAAGGTTTCTTCCAACTTCAAGCCACTTGCTTCCGTTGTATCTAAAGGTAAACATATCTCCTTTAGATGCTGTAGTCGTAGCCGTTGGGGCTGTATCTCCGGTAAATTCAAAAACGGCGTTCCATGCGATTGTTCTTGAACCTGTACCATCTTGAATACAAACAATAGCAATATATTGCCCTGTTGTTGGATTTGAAGGTGCATCAAAGGTTACATTCGCTGTTAATGTTACTTTTGCAACTGGGGATGCCCTTACATCCCAATCTTGTGTAGCGTCAAATGACAACGTATCTTCTTCTAAATATACACCACCTGTTATTTTTGTTAAATTGTTAGCATCGGCTGAAAATACTTTCGATGCTGCTGTTGTTCCTAGTGTTGCAAGGTCTGAATAGTTTAATTCTGCTGCGGTAGCTGAAACATTTGTTCCACCAATATCTAAAGTTGTTACGGAAATTTCACCTGCAACAGTTAATAAACCATCAGCAACTGTCATTAAATCAGTATCATCTGTATGACCAATTGTTGTTCCATTAATTAAAACATTATCAATATCTAATGAGCCACCAGTAATTAATCCTGTTGTTGTAATTGTTGATGAACCTGTATCAATAGTTCCAAACCCTGAAGTAATTGAACCAGAATCTAGTGCTCCTGTTGTTACAATACTTGAACTTCCTGCTATAGCACTATAGATAGCAGAAATATTTGTTCCGCCAATAGTAATTGCATCAGCTTCTAAAGTTCCATCAAAATATGCATCTTTAAATTCTAAAGCATCTGTACCTAAATCTACAATAGCATTAGAACCCGGTGTTAAAGCACCATCTGTAAGTATTAATTGTTTTTCATTTCCTGCATAAAAATTAATTGTATCAGCAGTTTCAAAATCTATTTTAGTTTGGTCATCTTCTCCGATTTTAACATCAGTAGCTAAAATTGAAGTTATTGTTGTTTGAGCCGCATCAATTGCAAAATCTATATTATCATTTGTTGTATCATATGTAACTGTAATACCACTTTCTGTATTACTTGAAACCATATTTGTTCCAACTGTATCTCTAATATAAGTTGCTAAAGCAGTACCATCAACAGTAATTGCATCTGCTTCTAAAGTCCCATCAATATCTGCATTACCACTAATATCTAAACTAGCACCATCAACTTCTCCAGTAACTGTAATTGAATCTACAAAAGCATCTTTCCATCTTACACTTGTTGAACCTAAATCTACATCACTATCTGATTGTGGGCCAAAAATATTATCAGCAACATAAACTTGTTCTGTATTGTTTGCATAAAAATGTATTTCATCTGCTGTTTCAAAATCTATTTTTGTTTGGTCGTCTTCACCAATTTTAATATCTGTTGCTAATAAAGACGTAATTGTTGTTTGTGCTGCATCAATTGCAAAATCTATATTATCATTACTAGTATCATATGTAACTGTAATACCACTTTCTGTATTACTAGAAAGCATATTAGTTCCAACAGTATCTCTAATATATGTTGCTAAAGCAGTACCATCTACAGTAATTGCATCTGCTTCTAAAGTTCCATCAATATCTGCATCACCAGAAATATCTAATGTTGCTGCATCTAATTCACCAGTAAGAGTTATATTTCTAAATGAAGCTGCATCTTTGTTTGAATCAACAACTACTGCTTTATTTGCAGCAACTGTACCTGCAGTAATTCCATCTAGCATTTCTAATTCTGCTTCTGTTAATTCTGCTCCTGAACCAAGAGTTAAAGTTCCTGTAACTGTAAGATTATCATTAACAGTTACTTCAGAAGTTGAATGACCAATTGAAATTGGTACTCCAGAAGTTGCTGTACCTATTGTTATACCATTAGATGTATTAGAATTATCTATATTTAATGATGTTGTTGCATCTAATGAAATAGTTGTACCATCAACAGCAAGAGTTCCATCTATATCTGTATTATCTAAATTAGCTGTGCCATCAACATCTATATCACCTGCAAGGTCAATACCTGCTGAACCTGCAAATACTAAATCATCAGCAGATGTATCCCATAGCATATACGCACTTGCTGTATCTCCAAAAAACTTTACATCGTACCCAGTATCATCAACACCTACAGTAACAGTATTATCTATTTGTACAGCACCATCAATATCAACAGCATCTAAATTTGATGTTCCATCAATATCCATATCACCAGATATATCTAATTCTGTAGCAACTACTTTATCATTAAATGTTGCAGCACCTGCCGCAGACATATCTAATGATAATGCTGTTATTGCACTTCCACCATCATTACCTTTAATTGAAAAATCTTTATCTAAAACTTTAGTTTCTAAAATTACATCACTAGAAGAATTATATAATCTAGCCATTTCCGTGCCATCATCTTCATAGACAATACCACTACCTGCTGTTCCGGCATCTAGTGTTATTCCTCCTGCTGATTCTAAATTTATAGAATCAACTGCAGTTCCATCTGAAACTACATCTAAATCTCCATCTGCATTTGAATAAATATATGTTCCTGTATCTTGGAACATTAATTTTTCTGTACTATTAACTAATATATCATCAGAGAATTTAAAGTAATCCTCATCTTCCATCCATGTTAATACACCATCTGCTGTTTCACCATCAAATGTTACTGCTATATCTGTACCAGATGTACCATCACCAATAGTTATTGATGTCCCTAATAATTTTGTTATTGGCCCACCTTCTGCTGCTGTACCATCATGGCTATGTCCTGTACTAACAGCAAATGCTGCTAATAATTGGTCAAATTCAGCATTTAAATCTGTTGCCTCAATAACACCACCATCAACGATACCACTAGAACTTTGTCTTGTATATGTTGCACCCATTTATCTTCTTCCTCCCGGAGTAAATTCCATTTCAAATCCTTTTAAAGCCCAAGGAATATTTGAACTTGTATCTGTTAATTTTAAAGCCACAGCAAAGCCAGAACCCTCTACTGATTTTCTTGTTATAGGTAAATCCCCCTGTCCATATGCTGCTGTACCAAATAAACCTGTTCCATAAAATGCTCCACCACCTGCTGATGTTAATGATATAACACTTGGCTGTGGTGTTTCAATATCATTATAATTAAATTGAACATACATATTCGCACTAACTTCACCTTCAGGTTTCCAGTTTAAATTAATTCGTTGCATATTTTTTCTAATACCGGGGTCACCCATTGTTAAATCTGGAGACCTAAATGTTGAATCTAGATTAGCTGTTGTACTAGCTCGTGTCCAAATATTACCTGAATCTTGTTTATAAATATATCCATCATATCCACCAGATACAGTTGTTTCTTCATTACTAATTAAGTCAGAATCACAACAAGCAACTTTTAATCCTTTTATTTCAGAATATTCAAATCCCATTTGTTGTGTATTTGGATTTGATTTAATTACAGCTATTAATCCTTTAGAACTACTTTCTGCTCCTCCATCAGCCGGATAAAATAAACGATATTGTGATTTATTACCTATAACTAATGCTGTTACATTATGATATGTAATATCATCAATTATTGATTGTACTTGTTTTGATACAGTTCCAAGTTCTACGTCACCAATTCTTGCAGTACCTGCAATTGTACGTAAACCATCTGCTGCTAAAAATATTAAATCTCCACCAATTTCTTGTATTGAATGATGTGATAATGTACCAATTCCTTTTGCAACTTCAGCTTTAGCAAAATTACTTGAACTTGTTCCTGATATTTTATAAATACTATTTTCACAGAAAACAAATAATTCATCACGAAAGACTTTCATTCCAGTAATAACATCACCCATAATAATTGAACCACCACCTGTATCAAAATCATCTTCTGTATATGGGCCAGAAAATGTTATTGTAGATGTTGCATTTGACATACCACCATAAAACATATGATTTGCAAATGATTTTACAAATTTAGGATTAGTAGGTGCAGTCCCACCACCAGTAGCATTTATTATATCTTCAGAATAACTTGTATTTAATGTAAAAGCTGCTGCTTCTCCGGTTGCAATAATTATTTTATCATTACCATCAAAATTAAATCTATCAAAATCGTAAGTATAACTTGTACCCTTACTTGTAGCTCGTGAAGTCCAACTACCAGAAGTAGTTCCTGTTCTTACAGTTCCTCCCCTTGCTGTTACAATAATATCATTAAATACAGCACAAAGTTGTATACGTTCACTTGAAGATGAAACTTGTGGAACTATAGTAGAATTATATTTTGTTGTACCATTTAATCTTCTATAACCACCTTCAATACTTGGTTCAAAATTTGATAATTGTAATGCTTCACCCGGATGCATTGTAAATACATCTTTATTTAAAACTAAACCACCTGCACAACTTGCTGTAAATGGTGATATTTGTGAAGTATCTGGCATTAATTAACTCTTGTATCTCTCATATATGTTTTAGTATTAATATATTCTGACCTTAGTTGTTGTAATTGATTATCATATTCTTTAACAGACATTGCTGCTGCTTGTGGGTCAGAACGTAGTATATAAGCATAATATTTTGCTTTTGTTGTAATTACATCTTTAAATCTATCATCCAAATCTATAGTATCACCATGTGCTGATAAATCAGTATGTATTTTCCAATATTCATATTGAATTGTATAATTACTTTGGTCTGGTACTGGACTTAATCCAAATTTTTTATCTTGTGTATGATAAACCATATCAGGACATCCTTGTGATGAAGAATTATTAGTTAAATCTCTTTCTAAATATTTAATATTCCAATCATCATATGATATATATTTTAATTTTTTTATAGGCATATTTTCTGATATTCTTACATAATCAATATCTAATTGTACCCCAGATGCTGTTTCAAAATATATATATGATGTTTGTGCTTCTGCTGTAAATGTAGTATCTAAAATAACACCTTCTCTAAAATTTGTTACAGATTTAGTTGTACTTAAAGTTTCTCCGCCACTAGCTGTAGTTCCTACTTTTATTGCTACAGTGCCAGTTGAACTAGATGGACTCATAACTCTAACTTGTAATCTATATTGTATATTTTTTACTGTTGAAATAGCTTGATATGCTGCTGCATCATTTAAATTTAATCTACCATTTCCACTAGTTGCGTGTGAAGGACTTCCATCTCCTGTAGTCCATCCAGTTATATTAGAAGTAAATTCTCCATTTGTAACTAATTCTTTAGGAACTAAACGAAATGTATCCCAATCTACTTTTCTATATGCTTTATCTGTACTTTGAGGAGATGCAGATGAAGGTAAGTCATATGTTCTTTGTCCTGTATACGTATCTTGAGTAGTAGATAAATATAAATCTGGTACTTCAGATAATGAATTATATACTTCATGCATAGCTTTAAGCACGAATTTTTTTACAGATGTTTGTACTCCCCTACTACTTGAAAAAGTAGAAGATGTCAATTCTGGTTCATTTAATTCATTTAATACATTATTTACTAATGTTAAATATGTTGTTGCCATTATGCTCCTGTTTTATTTAATCCTGCTATAGGAAAACTTTCAAATTCTACACAGTATGAATCTATTATTGTTACTTCTTTATATTCTGTAGACTTTTCATTGTATGCTTCATGTAATTCATACCTAGCTATTTGACAATCTTCTTCATTTGGATATATAAATCCATTATATTTAATTGAAGGTGCATTCGGCATAGATACTAACACTAGCATAAACCATATTTTAATCATGTTAAACTCGTTTCGTGGGGCTATTACACCCCACATTATTTAATTTATTTTAATTTGTTTTGGTTGCTTTTCTTTTGGTAATTCTTGTACCAATGTTATATTAAGCATACCATCTTTTAATTTAGCATCTTTAACATTCATATATTCAGATAGTTTAAATGATTGTTTAAATGTTCTCTCCGCTATACCTTTATAAAGATATTCTTTTTCTGAAGGATTATTAGTTCCCTCAATTGCTAGAGTACTTTCTTTTTGTGTTACAGAAATATCCTTTTCAGAAAATCCTGCTACAGCAAAAGTTAATTTGTACTCATAATCATCTACCTTTTCAATATTATAGGGCGGATAATTACTTGGGCGAAAGTCAGCTATATCGTTAAATAAACTGTCAAACCCCACTGTCATTGCCCGAAATGGGCTTAGGTCTATCCTTGTCATTATTTACCTCCTTAGTAAGCAAGGTTATTAATGTATCTAATTTATTTTCTATATTAGATACTCTCTCCTCTAATTTACTATTATCGTCAAAAAAAGGAGTTATCTTTTGTCCAGTTGAAATTACTTTTCCATCTGAACTTACATTTCTTTTGGTCATATCCCATTTAGTCATATGATTCCTTTTTAAAAAAGGGGGAATATTCCATCCCCCTAAGTTAATTTATTTTATGATGAATTAGAAGCAGTTTCATCTGAACCGCTAATATCACACATAACAGCCCATACTCTTACTTTTCCTGCTGTGTCTGTTGCACCTGCAGTTAAAATATCAATGGTATCTGCTGTTTTAACGATGAGCATATGTGCTGCATCAGTAGCATCCATTGGAGCATGACCTGTTCCAGTAGCATCATACGCATCTACCCAACAATCTGGGTCATGGTGTCCTGCTGTAGAACCTGTGATACCTAAATCAAAAGTAACAGAAGAAGAAGATGCAGTTAGCACTTCTAATCCTGCTGCCATAACAACTGTTTCTGCCGGAACATTCAACGCTTGAATAATGTCTGCTGCTGCCGGGTCGAATGCAGAGTTGTCAATTGTATTTTCAACATAATAAGGCTTTCTTCTTGTAGAAGGATGCCCAGATGTTGAACCAGTAACTTTACTATGAGTCGCCATTTGTATACCCTCCCTTAATCAATTAATAAGTGTCTGCATTGAAGTGCTGCACTACGCAATACTTTTCTGCCAAACACGTGTAAGCCTCTTACTATATCAGCAAATGAATCAGGGTCTCTTACTACTTCTGTTTTTGCAATAGCATTAGCAGTAGCAGTTGAAGACATATGTCCATATAATACTTTATAATAATTGGATGTTGTTGAAGCCGCAAAGTTATTAGTCATATAACATTTGAAGCCTTGGATTTGGCCATCTACCACTCTACCATTTCTGATAGGTGATTTGCCATCTCCAGTTACAGATGCATCCATTAACTTCGCTGATGCTTGAGCAAGTTGCTCATAGAACTCAGGTGAAGCTAAAAACCATCTGTTTTCAGTTGGAACGTCTGCTCCATGTAGTCTCTTAGCAGCATTAGCCATAATGTTAAGAGGGTCAGTTTCAGAAGTACCGAATCCGGTATCTGTTCCTGAACCATCTGAACCTACAGTTGTACCTGCACCCGAAACCATTGCAGCAATGACGTTTTCGTCATAAGAATCTTTTAGAGCATATGCCCCAGAAGATGTAGCCAAAGACTCCCAGTTTACATGAGATTGTCTTTCTTCAATATCGTCAACTTTAAATGCAAAAGCATTTGCTTGGTCAACAACTAGTTGCAATTGGTCATCAGCCAAATTTTGGATGTTGATTGCTCCGCCTCTAGTATATGAGCTTACAGAAATGCTTGGCTCTTTAATTATATTAACTGTATCTCCGAAATTTTCAATCTCTCCTGCATAGTCGGTGTTGGTAATATCCTCAACAACCGAAGCAGTACGGAAAAACTTTTGAACTTTTTGGCTATAAATTACCGGTAACCAATTACCCGATGGTAAATTGTCGTAACCGGCTGATTTTGAAATTGCCATAATTTCCTCCAGTTAAAAGTTAATTATGTCTGTATGCGTCCCTCTCGTCTCGCTAAGTCAATTTCCTTTTCATATTTAGCAAATTGTTGAGGTCTGAGTTTTGCAATTTCAGACACTGACCAAATCTTTTTACCACCTTCAGTTGTAATAGAACCTCTATTAGTTTTAGTTACAGCTTGAGCAGCATTAGGTTTAGTCGTTTGTTTTGTTTGTAGATTGTGTTCGGCTTTATACAAGTCAATTATTCTAGCGGCCCATTTTGCATTGGTATTATTTTTATAAATACCATCTGAAATATTTTCTGGTTGTTCATTAAGCCATTTATTAAAATTAGTATCATCTTTTAACTCATTAAAATCTGGATGTATTCCATTCAGTTCTTTTATTGCATTTTGTTGTACTATTTTTGTTTCTTCATCTCTTAATTCTTCTAAACGAGTTTCAATATCTTGAACTCTTTTATCAGCTTGTAAATGAGAAATTGTTTCAACAACATTATAAACATCAGGATATTTTTCTTTAAACATAGCCAACTCTTCAGGACTTTTAGGAACTTTATAAGTTGGTTGTACTTGTTCATTAAGAGTTTTTTCCTTCTCTTTCCATTCATTTACTTTTCGGTCATAATGAGATTTTAAATCATCATACCTTTTTTTAAAATCATGTTCTTGTTGTTTAGTCTGCTTATTTGAATCCAAAAAACTAGTTGTTTGTTGAGGAGTAGCCTCTTCGGTGTCCTTTTCTTCAACTGTTTCAGTTTCATCTAACTCTTTTCGGTTAGAATGTTTATATGGGGTAGGCTCAAAGTTATCTTCTTGTTTAGCTTCATCTACCATTTTTCCTCCTTGTAGTGCCTTTAGTAAGGGTAGCTACGGCTGTGTTTTGGGGCTGTGCCTAATGCACAGGTCGCCATCTTAAAATATTCTATGCACCCATTGAAAAAGGTGTTACAAAATATTTAAGAAAATCGTTATGTCTCTTTTCCATTCCTTGAGTAAATTCTAAGTTTCCATCAACTTTCATTTTAGTTTTAGATTCTTCAGAAATTCCTGACCAATCTTTATTTTGTATAGCTATAGATAATTTTTTATATTTACTTGCTCTACCTCGGCCTAAATGAAAATTCTTTTCCATTAAAATCATTTTAGAATTAAAATCTAAATCATCAAAGGTTTTTGAATTTGTATGTTTATTATAATTTACTCTTGCATCATCTTGTGCTTTTAAAATATCTGCTGCTAATATTTCATTAGCATAATCTTCAGTTATTCTTCCATTTTGGTTTAATATTTCTAATAATTCAGTATCTTTTTCTGTTATTTTATGTCCGTGACCAATAACCCATTGGTTACCATCTCTTTTTGGTACTCCAGTAAAACCTTCCGCAACTCTTAAAAAATCTACTAAATATTCGTAATCAACTTTCCATCCCGGTAATTTTCTATCTGGTCTATCAAAATATTTTTTTGGTTTTTGATTAGCACCAAATAACTCTGGTGTACCTTCTAAATAATTAAATTCTATAGATGTTCCTTCCCTATCAATATTTATATCTGGATTTAACTTACCTGAACCTGTTGCAAAATTAGATTTTGACATTAAAAAATTAGTTTCACTACCTGCAACTGCATTAAATAAAAATGAAGTATCTAATAGTTTTTCAGCATTTATATTTGGTGGAAATCCATTTTTTTCAATTGCACTTTTTAAATTTTCCATTGTTTCTTTATGCATCATATTATTAATATATTTTCCTTTATTAAATGCGGAACTATTTACTATTTTTTTTACTTTTTTACTTGCTTGTTTCCAAATTCTTTCACCTTCAGTTTCACCAGTAAACCAAGAACCTCTTTCAAATGCGGTATCACCTTGATTAGGTGCGGATACTACTTCCATATCTGAATCACTAACAGTTCTACCACCTAAACCACCAGACATTACTACATCACCCTCATCATATTTAGAAGGTTTATTTAATTTTTTTAATTCAGCATACCCACCTTCTATATAAGGAACTAGCTCCTGTGGAATATGCATTTCTTTATTATGTACAAGTATATCTACTTTATCACCTTTTTTATATCCTTTAGTTTGAACACCTTTATCTTTAGCTTTTAACATTGCTTGTTCAACTAAACTTCTAACTCTCATTCCATTTTTTTGCATTGCAGGATAACCCATAATAAAATCACCTTCTTGAGCTTTTAAATCAACATCATCTG